CCAGCGGGAGCGGACACGATGAAGAAACATTAATCTTTTAAAATTAATTCTTTAATTGAATTAAAGATAGTTTCAAATGAATTTTCATTAACGATATAGCCGAATAAAACTATGGAAGTTTTATCGCTAATTTCTTTTTCTAATTTAATGCCTATGTCGCCGATATAGTCATTAATTACTAAATGAAGAGGAGAAAGGGCAAAGATAAGTTTTTCAAGAGTAGGGGCAATAAGTAAGTGAGATATTTCTTCTTCTATAAATGAAATAGTTAATATATACATGGCATTATCCTTTCAAGGTTTGCCGTTCTATGCGCTTTCTTTGGTCCCGTAAAGGGGTAACCTAAAGAAAGCGCAAAAGAAACGGCTAAAAAGGTAATTTATCATCGACAGCAGTGGCAAGACCTTCTTTAACAAGCGTGTCAGAGAAAGACTGGATAATAGATTCTTTATTTTTATCTAAGAACTGATGAACCATTTGAGTGACATTAATTTTATGAAGTTGTTTAAACTTCCCGAATTTTGGATCAAAGATAAAGTCAGTGATAATCAATTCTTTATCAATACTACCAGCAACAGCCATATACTCTCTAATTCTTCTATACAATTGAGTTTTAGACTCATTAACACCAAGATATAATTCATCGGGTGATTTAACTGAAGTAATGATAACTAACTCACATCTAACTAATTGTTTATTTGAGTATCTACTTTTTACACTTGAATTAGTGTTATTATCAAGAAATTTCAATAAATCGGCATACTTCATAGCATCATCTCTCAAATCATCAAGAATAATACATTTTTCACCTTGGTAGCCGTCTAAAATATCATTAGAAGAAGAAGAAATAAAAATTTCTTCATTAGGATACTTATAAGAAGCAATAACTTTTGCAACGGTGGTTTTTCCAATACCAGCGGGACCCGTAATATAAACAACTTGCATATTTCTATCCTTTCTTTCTTTAGCCTTAACAACAAGATAATTATTATATAATTCTATAACTTCTCTTAATTTTTTAGCATTATACATATACTTTTTACGATAAAACAAAATAGTGTTTTGCTCAAAATCAATTTTATCGGGTATCTTTCTATCAAAATCCAATTCTTCAAGCATAGCCGTATAATCTAAATCACTTGTAACTTCTTCAACAGGATATTGATATTTTTTATTATCGAAGAAGTGAACAGCATAAGCAAAAGCGACTTGCCATTTTTTAGATTTAAATTTGTTGCAATAATTGACACCAACACCAAACCAAGAGGCGACATGTTCAAAAGATTGAGCTTCATTGAAATGTAAAAAGATGTGCCAATGTGCAGCCTTAGGCTGCCCATCTTCTTTTAAATCTTTATCGTGATGAACGAAAGCGTAATGCTCAATACAATCGTGAGAATTAATAACTTCTTGAATAAACTCTTTGTTTAATTGTGGGGCGAAATCATCATATTGAACTATCTCACAATTTCTTAATCGTGGGGCATTAGTAAGAAATTCTTGCATAATTTTATCTTCTTCATTTTTAGTCATATAGAGCACCTCTAAGAAGATTATACAATACACACAATACACAGTCAATCGGGGATATAATGACAAGCCCATATCCCCGTAAAATGAGCAATAATTTATATTTCACATTAAGTAAGAGATATTTCACACAAAAAGCCCCCGAGGATATTTGAAAGGAGCCGGGGGCTAAACTTTGCAAGAACAAACAAAATTCAAGCAACGGAATAATAAGCAACAAGTTACAAATTTATAGCGCAAAACCCAAGCAAGGGGCTTTGCGTGAGAGTGCCATATAAGAGAGAAGATGAGCCAAAAGTTTTTATTTTTCCTTAGGTTTAAGACACTGGGAGATATAATTTAGATAACTGGGCGCCAAAACCGTGGCGCAAGTTTGAGATTACAAGAAGTTATTGAAATAATCATTGAGGACACTTGCCCCCGTCCAGCGGGAGCGGACACGATGAAGAAACATTAATCTTTTAAAATTAATTCTTTAATTGAATTAAAGATAGTTTCAAATGAATTTTCATTAACGATATAGCCGAATAAAACTATGGAAGTTTTATCGC